TTATGTCCCCCATGGTCAGTGGCTTCTTTCCACTCATCTTGGCGAACATTTCACGGTTGAACGATGCCGATCTCTGTCGAGCGGCCATTACAGCTTCCTGTTGTGTATTGTGCACGCTCGTTGCCTTCGTCCTGCCTGATTTCAATTCCTCTACTGCCTGCTCCAGCGTCAGTTGCTTTCCATTCACCAGCGTGGGTATGTTGTAGTACTTTCCCCCCAGTTCCACCGTGGCCGTCCTCTCACTCGAGAATGACCCGTCCGGATTTTCCACCGTTATCCCTCTCTGGTTTGGGTCTACCGGGTACTCCACCGCCCCCGGTGCCATGTACGTCTCCGGTGTGGGTGTCATGGCCCCGGCCTGCGCGGGAGTTATACCTGGAGAAGTCGCTGGACCCCCCATCCCGGCACCGGTAGCACCCCTCCCCCCTCCAGTTTCTCCGGATACCTGTCCCGTTTCAGGCGACAGTATCCCAAGGGGGTCGTCGGGGGTGGTCTTGGAGGTCGACGGGGATCTCTGACCCCCCTCAGCCCCCTCCAGACTGGTGGGACCCGCCTCGGACAGGGCGTTTGCCCATCTCCTGTCCTTGTTGTAGTCCTCCAATTTTGCTTTCCTGTAGTCCCGATAGTCTTTTATCTCCGCCATGGCCAGAAGGTTCCTGAGGGCATCGGTGGGGTACACCATCTTGTACTCAGGAAGCTTGGGATCATATGCGGGAACTGGAAAATTGGCCACGTTACACCCCCTTTATACCAACCCTAACAGGTTGTACATCATGTACTGGTTCATCATGTTTCCCCCAAGGTTTCCTATTCCGCTTATGGCGTTGGCCCACGTGTTGGCCTGTCCAATCTGAGAGGCCGCCACATTGGAGGCCGTATTGAGAAGGTTGGAGGACATGGAATTGGCGGCGTTGGTGCCTGAGGACGTAACCCCTGACGCGGCGGTCTGGCCTATCCCGGCTATCCCCGCCAGCCTGTTGTACAGGGCGTTGTTCCCCTCCAACCACCTGTTCCACGCGTTCCCGTATTCCGTGGACGCCAGATTGGTCCCGTAATCGACCAGAGCCGTCCCAAGATTTCCAGATCCGTAGTTACCTGCCGCCGCACTCTTCGCCGCCAGCGAGTTTATTCCCTGCTCCTTCACCCAATTGTAACTGGGGTCGGCGTACAGGTCGCTATAGGTGAAGTTGGTATTGTACAGCTTACCTCCGGGAGCGGTAAGTGAGGACAGCTGGTTTATGGCTCTGGTGCCGGACGCTAGAAACGGGGCATAGTCAGCCCTGTTCTGCTGGTACATATCCCAAGTCAATCTGTTAGCGGCGGCCTGAGAGGCGGCACTGGTGTCTGCCGCCGCCTCGTATCCACTAGAACTCTCCGACGCCCCAAATATGGAACCGATGGCGCTCATCCCTCCGCCTATCAGTGCTCCTATACCAAAGTCACCCATGTCATCACCCCTGATTTCTCCTGCTCCCTTTTACTCTTTTCACCCAATCAGTGACGTTCATCCCTATCACCGTCCCCATTACTTTTAACCCGTGTTTCTTCCACGTGTCCGGTATGTTGGTCATGGCCACTACCCCCGATACTCCCTTGCTCAGCGCCATGGTCATGATGGTGTTCACTATGTCCCACCCCAGCCCCCTGTTCCTGTACTCGGGCCTGACGTACATCTGGTTAACCGCCAGCATGATTCGACTGGCTATGGGGTCCAGTTCAAACTTCATGTCGGCAAACCCCGCTATGGTTCCGTCTCCGTTCTCCGCCACCACCATGACGTACTGCCCGTTCCTTGCCATGTTCTCTGCCGCTATGTCACACCACCAGTCCACGTTTGGATTGGCAGACGGGTCCTTCTCGGTTATCATGTCCTTCCACATCTCCCCGATCACGAATAGGTCCCTCACTGTCCCTAGCCTTATGCTAAAACGCATTGGGAACCTCCTTTGATTCCGGCCTCTCCGGTTCAGGGACCTCGGGACAGGTCAAAGGTGCATTTTCTATCGCATTTATTATTTCCCTTATCTCTTTCACCGTCCGCTCCGCTTCATCTATATTCCCTTCTATCCTCACGTTTCCCACTATCCCCTTCAGTATCTTCCTTTGTCTTTCACTGTCCAGTATCATAGTGCCTCCTTATTATGACATTATTCCGTCTGCTACCAGTGCGGCCCGTATGGCCACCACAAGGTCGAACAGGGCCTGCATGTGCGCGTCCGTGTCCAATCCGAACGCTCCCGTAACATACGCGGCCAGCGCTCCCCCGCTGGCGTATGACGCCTGCGCCCCTGCCCCGTTGCATCCAAACTTCCCCGCCACCGTCACGTCCCCGGTCCCACTTATAGTTACCCTTGTGGTGCTGTCGGTGGAAAGGTAAAGGTCATTGGCCCCAAAGGTCCCTACCGTAACGTTTCCCGTATTTGTGAGGGAAGCGCATGATGACACGGCGGGAACGGATAGGGCAAGTCCGCTATAAGTGAAGTTTGCGTTGTCGGTGAGACGGCCATTGGTGGTGCAGTAAGGGACCCTACCGGACGTAAGGACGAACCCATCAGTGAACACCACTCCCTTGCGTGCCGCCCCTGTGGTTATGGTGTAGTAAAGGTCGTCGGAGAAAGGCTCCAATACCCCCACCTCGGGCGTGGTAAGGAGTGCCGCCCCGGCTACGGTGAACTTTAACGCCCCCTTCCCCACTCCGGCCTCTCCCGGTGGCAGATGCACTTTGGCCGTGGGACTGCTTACGTTCAGTCCGATGTGGCTCCCTCTTGGCACCACGTTCACGTCACCGTTAGCGTCCAGTGTGATGGTCACGTGGTCAACGGACGCGGACATCGGACCCCTTGATGACCACAGCTTATCCTGCATGTTATTCCACCTCTTCCGTTTCCATTTACACGTTCTCCTCATACCCGCTGGCGTAGATGGCCACCTTGTCCGCCGTACCCGCCACTCCCTCGATCGCATCACCCGCATTCAGGACGGAAGACAGGGATAACGTCTTGGTCTCGTGGGCGTTCAGGCTCACGCTGTCCAGTATCGTTCCCTTGGCCAGCGTACCGGCGTTCTTGAGATAATAAATGCTGATAACGATGGGGTTAACGTCCGTGTTGCACAGTATTATCTCCTTTACCACGTCCCTGTAGCCAGCCGGGACCGTATAAAGGGCGGCGGCGGCTCCGGGTAAGTACGTGTCCTGTATCATGTTCTTACTATTTATCATATCATCACCCCTCGTGCATTATCGTTTATCACGGTGCACCTCCCATTATTATCATCACCATTGCGTCATGCTTGGCCTTCTCTATTTCCTCCAAGCTTACCGACATCATAGTTATCTTCTCATCCATGTTGTGAGCCATGTTCCTTACTTCCTCCACATCCCCGTATTCGTCCCTTCTCATTATTTCCTCTACCTTGTTCCCTTTTACTTCCTTTACTACTTCCTCTATCGCTCCTCCGTCCTGTTTGGTCATAAGGGAAACGGACATGGCATCATGATCCGACCCTCCGTAAGTGAACATGCCAATCAACTTGTTGAACCACTCCACCCACATCAGGCTGGTGAAGAACACGCTCTGCTTCCCCTTCGAATTTATTACCCCCCTCTCTACCGTGGTAACGGGTTCATAGACGGGGGCCGGTGGCAACGTGTTGTTCATCTCCTGCTTCTCCTATTGTTCCTCTCATCCATGAAATCCTTCATACTATTTGATTCCCCTTTTGCCGATGTAACTCCCACTTCCTCTATCTGGAGTTCTACGCTTATCCTTTCCTTACCCCCCGCCTCCTTGTTGGTGCTCTTGCTGATGACACTGCAGGTGGCCACCAGTTTCACTTTGTCCTTTGTGTCCAGATCCTTCATCCCCGGAACGCTGTTGACCTGCTCCGTCTCAAACCGGATGCGCATGCCATAAGGATACTGGTCCTGCTCCATGTCAACGGGGTTTGCCAACGTCTTCATGTCGCTTTTGCTTTTCTTTGGTAATTTCACGCTCGTCATTTCCATTCTACTGTCTCCCTTTAATTTGCATACGCTCCCAGCAGTATCCTTGGTACTGGGTCACTTATTGCTAGTCTGAACACCCTGTCCCTGCTCCTTCCCATTCTTCTCCACACCGCTCTGGTCTTGTACTCCCCCATCTTTCCGATGGAAGCCAGATGCTCACTGCTCCACGTATGGCCACCGTCATCGGACCACGAGAGGGCGGCCATGGGATCCAATGTTCCCGTTCCCACCCCCGTCTCCATGTCCACCTGAAGCCTATGGTAGAACACGTTGTACAGCATCCCGTTATTGTCGTTTATGTGCTGTACCTGTCGCAGGGACACCATAGGGTCAGGAGAAGGGGTATTGTAGTCGGTATACGTGCTGTCCTTCAACTCGAGTATGTTCCCATTCCTGTAGTCGCTGACGTAGTGCTTGTTGTTGAAGTAGCAGTAGTCGTTGCTGTGGTGCCTCCCGATCAGGTACGGGCTTCCCTGCCACACCGACCTTTCATGCCACATTGAAGTGGTGGTGTCGTAGACGAAAGTGCTATTGGCGGAGGGGGAAGTCCACACGCAGAAGGTGTGACTGCCCTGAGTGTAGGTGTAGGAGAACACGTCATCCCATCTGCCCCACCTGCCCATCTGGTAAGCTATGGCGGGGGGAGTTATGTTGGTGGGAACATACCCGTTCAGTTCCACTACCCCGACGAATTCGCTCCTGTCTCCGCTCCTCTGCACCGCCATCCACAGAAGGCTGTTGCTTGCCCTACACACCGCCCACGGTGACACTACCCCGTAGTCTATAACGGCCCCGCTAATCCGGAGGAAGGGGGACCCTATGCTTGTGGCCGTACCGGCGTCGTACCATATCTCGCTATTGAACTGTTTTATGAACCACAATTGCTGGTGGTAGTTGACAATGGACAGTATGGGATCAGGGGTGGCTCCCACCGGACTTGTGGCCAGAGCGTTCCACGTCATCCCGTCGTACAGGTCGGACACCCCGTACTTTATGCTGTCCTTGAACGCCGCCACGAAGTACCCGTCTATGAACTCAACGTATATGGGGTTGAGGGAAAAGCTTCCCGCCACCGGTATGACGGAAAAGGTAAGGGTGGAAACGTTGTAGATGTACCCCCTGAGTCCATCCACTATGATGAGTTGATCCCCTCCCAAGCCCGAGGCGGAAGTTCCGTTGTCGCTCATCACGACCCTTCCCACGTTGGTATTGAGGGTCCCTATCGACCCGCTCATAACCCCCAAGTCACTTACGGTGTAAAGGTGATTACCCACGACCACGAACATCTTGCCGTTGAATGATCTCATCCCCCTTACCGTGTTCACCCCCGTGTTGCAAAAGAGAGAAGTTCCCGGTGCCCCTATCATGGACACCATGGCCTTGGTGCTGATGGGACTTACCTCCGGATACCAGTTAACGCTCCTCTGACAGTCTATGTTCGGGGAGATTGCGCTATAGGTGGGACCGACAAACGGTATCTTCACTATTCCACCTCACACGGGACTAGTAGTTATAGTCGTCCCTGTATATATTGTACGACCCGGACTTATTCCCCGGAACGTCCGTCCTTGATATTACGTCCTTGGCGTTCATGGTTTCAATGACAGCCGTGGCATGAGCGGCCATCATTATTATGTCCTTGTTACAAGGAGTGCCGTCGTCGTGAAACGATCTCCACACCCTTCTAGCCACGTTGTACAACAGCATCTCATAGTAGGGAGGCTCAAACGTGATGTTGGCCACCAGACTTGTTATCTCTGCCAATGCCTTCTCGGAGTAGATGAAAAGGGTGTAGGCCATGGATGCGTCGGGGGGAGGATACAGTGTTATAGTACCTACGTGGTTCACCTGCTGGGTTGCACCGGGGTCGTAGTAAAGGGCTTCGGGACGGGCCAGTGTCACTATTTTGTCCTCGTAGGCACTGTACTCATTTTCTCCTATGATGGAAAGGGGGGTGTCATCGCTGGACGTGTCGCGGATGAAAGCGTCGACGATACGGTAGGGCTTCAACGTGGCAAACGTACCGGTCAACCCGATCGTGTAGGATGCGGTACCGGCCACAAGGGGGAAACTCTCTGGGACATTAGCCCTTGCCATAAGGTTGGTGGCTCCTATCTGGCCCAAATAAAGGTTAAGACGGCGGAGTACAAGGTTGGTGTCGGCGGCGTCGGCAGGCTCCGACGCATCCACCGCTCCCACCTCCATCAGTATATCCTTTATCAGATCGTTTACCGTGTAGGCCATTTTCCACCTTCCTTACTTCTTCTTTTCGTTCTTCCCCTTGCACTTCATCTCGTGAAAGTTCTTGCCCTCCACCGTGTCAAGGACACGTCCGCACTTACTGCACGTCCTTTCATCTATTTCCTTCCCCTCCGTCTTCAGCGTCTCCTTCGCCTTTTCCACCCTTTCCTTCTTCTCCTCGTTGGTTTTCTTCCTCTTGCTCTCCTCGATGGCCTTCAACTCCTCGTACAGCACCTCCAGTTCCGCTTCCAGTGCCTTTATCTTGCTCCTGATGTGCTCCTCTGCGGAAGGGGATATGGGGGTCCTCCTCCACCCACGCGCCATCATGGACTTCATCTCCTCAAGCGACCCCGCCGTTGCCGGGGGGAGCTTGGGATGGTACATCATGAAGGGGAACTCGTCTACCTCGCTCCCCGACAGTTCTATCTGTTCCCTTTCACTCATTTCATCTCCGTTCATGGTAGCCTCCTTACCACATTTACTTTACCGTCTTCCCTTGCCGGTTTCCTTGTTCCTTCTGGCGAAGAACGATGCCATGCTTTCTTTCCTGTCCATCTTTTTCACTTTCTTTGACTTTCCCTTTTTGGCGGGGAGTCCCTTTTCCTTCGTGGACGCAAAGTCGCTGAGTTGATTTTTCGTCATCTTCTTCAGCCCCTTGTTCCTCTTAAAAAGTTTCTCGGGAGCGTGCTCGGCTATCGCCATCGCCTTCCTCTGCTTCTTGCTCACGGCTGGCATGTCGTCACCTTCCTTATCTTTTTTGGATTTGGCTGATTTGTCGCGCGATTTCATCAGCCTGTCCCATTCTTCCCTGTTCATTCTCCACCTCTCCTTACTTTTTACCTTGACCACACTGGTCAAGATCGGGGAACCACAGGCGGAGGCTTCCCGTGGCTCCCCTTGTGCCTGCGCGACGGGGAGTCATGCAGGTGTTAGTCCTTTTTGCCTCCATTGACCCACTCTACTTCTTCTTCCCTCCGGTGCTGGGGTTGGACTTTGCGTAGGGAGCGTACTCGGTCCTGCTACCGAATGCCTTCTTCGGAGGGGCCGGGGCCTTTCCTGTCTGCGTTCCCTTCTTGCTTTCCAAACAACCGCCTGTCTTTTTCATTTTCCTTCACCTCGTTTTGTTGTTAGTCGGTTATGATTCCGACTATTGAATCTTCCCTGACTATCTTCATGTGCTCGCCGTCCACCTTCATGTCGAGGTTGGCGTGCTTGCTGAAGAGGATCCTGTCGCCTAGCTTTACGTCCATGGGCTTGCGGGACCCGTCCTTGAGTAGTTTTCCCGGTCCCATGGCCACTACCACTCCCGTTATAGGGGCGTCCGCCGTTTCCGGTATGATTATTCCTCCCCTGCTCACCTTCTCCAGTTGAATCGGGACGGCTATAACGATGTCGTCCACGGGCTTGATGTTCTTGGCCACTTCCACCGTCTGGGCGTATTTCTGGTATATCCTGTACGCGGGGCATCCCGTATCGGGGCATTTAGTTGCTTCCATTTTCCACCCCCCTGTTCAGTGCCGTCAGGTCCACCCACCATATCGATCCCACCACGTTTACGGATCTGAACTTCTCGTTCACTGCCTTCATCACACCGGGCCATTCGCGGTTGTAGTCGTGTCCGCACAGGATGCGACGGGTACGCGGCATCCACGCCTCGATGTCTGCCTTGACTGATTCGTACGTGTGCTCTCCGTCGATGAAGGTCATGTCAACCCTGTCACCCACGGATGCCAGAAGGGAAGCGGCATCCACGCTGGCCAGCCTCAGCATCTCCACGTTCTTGTACGGTTGGACGTTGTTCGCGAATATGGCGGCAACGTCCTCGTTGTCGTAAATTCCCCTGAGTACCTTGTTCCCGTCGTCGTCACCAAGCCAATGATCAATGGCGATGACACGGCCACGACACGCCTCGGCCAATGCGATCGTGGTGCGTCCTTTGAACGCCCCTATCTCGGCCACGCTTTCCATTCTCGTAGCCGTCATGTAGAGCCATTCCAGTTCCTGCTGGCTCATCCACCCCTCGATGCACAGGGAATGGACCACGGGACTGTTGGCCTGACGCAACATGAAGTCGTACACGTTGCCCTCGTAGTTCTTGGTTCCCACGTGTATCATCGTCATGTCGGGGAGTATCCACACCTGACCGCCGATGTCCCGCCACCTCTTGCAGAACCCAAAGTCATCCCCGTACCACCTGTCCTCCACGAAGGTCCCGAAGAAGTTGTACCTGTCGCTGTTGTCCCCAAAGTCCTTGTACTTCAGGTTGGGGTACGCCTCCCTCATCTTGTCGAACACGCTCCTCCTGATCTTCATGGCCCCGGTTGCCCCGCCTGTGGCCTCAAGTGCTCCGTTCACCTCGTTGGGCCTTCTGTTCTCGTCCATCACCCACGACACGGCGTACAGTTCCTCGTCGCACTTCTTGGGGTAAGCCCCGCACACCACGTCCTCGGGAGCCATGATGAGGGCCAGAAAGTCCTTGGGGGACATCCCGATGTCGGCGTCGATGAACACCATCTGTTCAAAGTCCGATTTCATGAACATGGCTTCCAATTGGTTCCTTGCCGCGCTCACGTAGGGATTGCCGACCTCGAACTTGAACTCGAATCTCACGTTGTTTATCATCATGACCTGCATGGCGTTCATCAGTGTCTGGGTGCACAGGACGAACGTCTTTGCATCGTACGCGGGTACTGCCACGAACGTGCTACTAATGGAGGGAACTGACTTTCCCGTTCTTCCCGCCATCTCCATTACTTCTGCCATTCCTGCCATTGAATCTTTCCTTGTTTCGTCCATTTGGTAAGCCTCCTTTACCAATATAGTAAGATAGGAGGGGAAGGGTGTTACCCCTTCCCTCTCCGAATTGCTAATTCCCTTTACCCTCTTATGAGTCCCTGATTGGCCATGGTTTCCTGCAACTCATTGGCCAGATCAATCCCCTGAATGAGGGAGGGCCTGAGTACCGATGCCGCCCAGTGGCCGGGGATGAAACCAGCGGCGCCAGCCGTTATGGTTCCCGGACCGGGCGTGGTGAACACGCCGATGGTGTAAACTTCCGGTGTGGGAGTTATTGCCGCCGCCGTCACGTTCTCGTAGTTGATCTGAATCGTGTTGGCCGCGCTCACACGGACCCCGGCTATTCCAAGACCGGGCTGGTGTGTGGGTTTGTTGACGATGACAGTGGCCCCTGCGGGGATGGGTGTGACCGTGAACCCCTGCTCCGCGCAGGTATTGGCCGCAACCGCCACGGGGGTGAGAAGCTGTTTAAACACGACGAAGGGAGCGGCGGGTGACTGTCTGAACGTGGCCACACCATAAAACACCGATGTGGCGGGAGTCTGGGTCGTGTTGGTAGGGTTGGAAAGCTGTATGGTCAGGGCGTTGGCACCGCTGATCCTTCCCGTTGCGGCCAAATCCGCGTCCTCGGGCTTCTGTAGGCCGACAAGGAAGTCATCGGCGAGAAGGCCGTTGACCGCCAGTGCCGTAGCCAGAACCTGACTCCCTGCCACCACCGTAGTGATGGACGTATCCGTGTTGACCCCGTAGATGAGGATGTTGGACATGGCGGGAACCGAATTCAATGCCATGATGGAGTAGGTCTCGGGGGTGGTGGGGGTGACGACTGCGGCGGTCGGGTTGACGTACGTGATGGCTATCTCATTGTTGCCTGACACACGGCAGTTGCCGATAGCCAACCCCACGTTGGTCGTGGGCTTTGTCACCATGAGGGCCATTCCGGGAGTGATGTTGTTTCCGCCCACAAATGTGACCGTGGGAGCAACGGTATAGCCGGATCCCTGATTGGTGATGCGGACCCCCACTACCACCCCGGCCACCACTATTGCTTCTCCTGTGGCACCGGAGCCGCTGGGATTGGTCACCTGGCCCGGAAGTGACGGGTCTGCCCCTGTTCCCGTATACGTGCCGCTCATTTCAGTGGGAGTGACATTCCCTCCTGTGATGACGACAGAGGGAGGGAAGAAGTAACCGGCACCGCCATTGGTAACTCGGATGTCTACAACCTTTCCTGAGGAATCGATCGTGGCCGTTGCGACGGCGGCAGTAGGGGCAATGGTAAATATCTGCTCACTGCTACTGCCTGCGGGAACGGGAAGGGGTGTGAGTGCCGCCGTAATGATCGGAAGACCCCTTATGGTGACGATATTGTAGTCCTCGTTCGTGGTGGGGGTGAGGTTGGCCGCTGTCGGGTTGCTATAAACGATGCTGAGAGTGCAGGCGGCACTGAGGCGACCGACGTGATACCCCAACCCGGCCTGGCCACTGGGTTTGTTTACTGCGGCGAGGAAGTCGGTGGCGAGGGGTCCCCATCCGGGGACGGTTCCCACAGCCAACGCCTGTTCTGCCGCCGAGGCTGCGGCTATCGCCACAATGGTGGAAAAGCACTGGGTGTATGTGACCACCATACCACCAGCCGAAGGACCCACTACCCCTTGAGTGGGAGTTGCCCTCTGCGCGACGGGAATGCGTCCATGGAACCCTATCTTGTCTGATGCGCTTGCGCCCATCTGTGTCCCTTCGGGACTCTGACTGCTGAGTTGTTTCAACATGTGTTATCTCCTTTTTTCTCTCCCTACTAGCAGTAGGTAATACCATCTGTAGCGGGCTTGTAAGGGAGGGGAGGAATCCACTTGGACGTCCTCCTCCCTGTGTTGTGCGTCGCTATGACGTTATCCTGACCGCCATGGAAGGACGGGGTGCCGCCCATCCACCGAGAACGTCAATACGGCAGGGAAGCTGATCCTGATTGATGTCGTACTGACGGATGAGGCGGATGCTGATGCCGTCGTAGGTCTCGCGACCGGAAAAGTCAACGCCACCCGGCATCTCAAGGTCGGCGGTGCCAAGGGCAAACGCGTCCTGATGATAGGCCATAAGCTGGGGGAAATTGGTGTTGGCCGCTCCGGACATCAGTGTGATGACGGCGTTGTTGGCCGGGGAGTTGGTGACGGTGGCATTGGCCACGCCGGGGCCAGCCGGGATGATGGGCGGTGAAATGGGGATTGTGGCCCAGCCAGCGGCATCGGAGTTAACCGGCGTGGACGTTATTACTCCACTGGGTCCGACGCTCCACCCGCCGACGACGAAGTAAGCGGGTAATCCTGTGTCCGTCTGGTTCTCGGGGTTGACACTGTTCACACCGGCTATGGTGAAGATCTCACCCGGCTGGAGTATGCCGGCTGATGTGGGGGTCCACCCTGAAGTGTTGAGGGAGGCACCGGTCTGACCGGCACCACGGACAACGGCGGTGGCGAATCCCAGATGTGTTCCCGTGGTCAGCATGTTGATGTTCTGGTCCTCTGCAAATTCGAAGCCAAGTGCCAGTCCCAACACACCGCGTCTGTACTGCTCTGCGATGAGATCACCGGCCTGAAGCAAGCCAGCGAGGGCACTGACAGAAGCGGCGTTCGCGAACGGGGACAGAACGATTCTCCTGTTCTCGTCCTTGGGGGTGGCGAAGTTGGAAAGGAAGACACCGGCATCGAGGTAGACGGCGGGGGCCGCTGAGTTGGTCATCGTACCGACGACACCGCCAGCGTTGCCGGGGATGACACCGGGGAACCCCACCTGATTGTAAACGAAGTGGAACATGGCGAGTCCGTCCTGATCGATCTGGGAAGTCAGACGGGCCATGGCCGGAGTCAATATGAGCTTTCCGAAGTCATCCAGTGACAGCGTAAGCTCAGCCGTGGTAAAGTTCACGTCGACACCCCACTGGGTAGTGAGGGTCAGGGGCGTGGTGGTATTGACCGTGTTCTGTGCCGCCAGTGCGGGTCCCTTGCGGACGGTGTACTGGTTGGGGAGCCTTATGTTTATGCTGTTGCCGATCTTGGCCCCCACAACGGCGAACTGGTCGTCGTATTGCCTGTTTACTCCCTTCGTAAAGACGAGGTTGTTATGCAACACCCTCAGTGATTCCCTTGTTACTTTGGTTGACGTCAAAAGCAGGTTAGGCATCTCTGTCTCCTTCCACCCTGCCCAACCCTAAAGCAAGTCTATTTCGATCTCCCGTATTGCTTTGTGTTCCGGCGGCGCATGAAGTCCTCGGTGGACTGACCATCATCGTCATCAGGGGAAACTGGTCCTCCCCCTCCATCTCCTACCGGCTTTACGGGTTTCGGTGCCTGACTCACCTTCTTGGGCTGGGAACCGGGTGTCCCTGAAATTTTTATTTCCAGCTTGCCGATCTCACGTGCCGCCAAGATCGGGGTGAGTCGAAGTATACGTTCAAGTTCATCCCTGTGGGTGTAGAGGTGGGACAGTATCTTGGGTGCCATGTCGCTTTCCTTTATGATGGACACCACGGGAGTAACCTCGGGCCTGTTTGAGGGGAAGAAGTCAGGGTCATTCATCATCTCGTCGATGAGGGGGTCGTCCTTGGCCGCTTCATTCATCCGTTTGATGAAGTTGTCGTGGACTTCCCTTTCCCTGTTCCTTTCCCTCGCGGCATCACTTCCCCTGTTGAATCGGAATTCAGCGGCGGCGATGAGGTATTCATCGTGGTCGTTGATGTAGTTGGGGTCGTAGATGCCCTGCTCGTAGTCGGAGGGGTCAGGGGGTTTGGGGGGGCCTGACGGAGCGGGGGCCGGTGATGCCGGTGCCCTTTCTCCTCCTCCCTGTGCGGTCGATCCTTCCGCCCTTCCTCTCCAGTAGCTCTCCCTTCTCTCTGCTTCCCTTGCCCTCTTGGTGAGGGTGTTTATCCTCTTCTGAAACCCCTTGGTTACTCTGAACTTTTGCCCGTCTACGTCGACTTCAATCTCTTCGTTGTCGTCAGGACCGGGTTCTGCCCCCGGTTGACTCAGTGATTCGTCCTGAACACCCTCTTCCCCACTTCCGGCAGGGGATCCGCCTTCTTCTGCAGGAGCCGATCCCTGCTGTCCTTCGGCCTGCGAGGCTGTACCTCTTTCTTCCTCTTCCCCTGTTAACATCTTCTTATCCTCCTTTGATTTCTGTGTACCTTGTGCCGCTTACTCTTACATTGTACCACACGTGCGCACGGGTGACAAGATGTATATGCCCTTACTCCTCCTTCTTCTTGGCCTTCTCCTTCTCCTTCCCCGCGTCGGACGCCTCCCCGGACGGATGGACGGATACGAGACTGAGTTCGTCCAGTATCTCGATTATGCGGTCTCTTATCTCCGTGTCGGTGTCACGTGTTTCCTTGAGCAGTCTTACCATATTTACCTTTGCCAGTATCACTTCCCTTTGTCCCTTGAGTTCCTCCGTCCTTATCTTCTGCATGGCGAGGATGGACTGGGGGTTAGGGGGAAGCTTGGGAGTGGGGGCCTTCCCTTCGCGAGGTCTTACCATTCCCTGAGGAAGTGTCATCTCGATACGGTCGGCAAGTTCATCGGCAAATTCAAAGTCCATGGACCGAACTACAAGGTCGCCTCCGACTGCCATGATGCGCTTGTCCACGGCGGCAAGCTTGAGCATCTGCTCGGCGCTCTCCGCTCGCTGGGTGGCGTAGGCGGGTCCCGTCTTGCTCACGACGTCGTACTTTCCTATGGTTATGTCGTTGAACCGGGCATCGCTCCCGCTCTTCCTCATGGCATCCCGCATACGGGTCAAGTCCATCCCGATGTAGCGCTCGGGTTCATTAGTCACCCTCTTGATGGCGGACTTTAGATCCGTGTTGACAGGTACGAATGTGGTCTTGTCCGTTTCGTCCCTCACATGCACGTCCCTCTCGCTGTCGTAGACTTCGGCTATCATGGAGTTTATGATCCGATGGGAATGTTCTATCCCAAGACGCAGGTTGTCATAAAAGACGAAGGACCCGATGTCGGAGGGGCGCTGGATGGCATTTATGGCGGCACCACTGCGCTCGGGTCCCACCTCACCCACGTCCCGGTTGTGCATGCCCAAGGCGTCCTTTACGGCGACACGTGCATTTGTTATCTCGGTGAACATACCGACCGGGGGATCTTTGACTGATACACGGGAGGGGGGAGGAGGAACGAAATTGAATTCCATGTATTTGTCATCAACATTGTACTTGAGGAAGGGGAGATTGCGGCGATTGGAATCGGCAAAGTCGTTCTCGTACCCCTCAAACTGCTTGGCGGTACCTATCCATTCGGCCTTGGGGGCAAGGGCTACCGTCTCGGCGGCTCCACTAACCCAGTAGTTGTAGTTGCGCTGGGGGTCCTTTCCGTTTCGGATGAATGAGGTTATGTAGGTCTTCCCCTCGATGTTGATGCAGGGACCCTGGACCAGTATGAGGGGGATAAAGGATCCGGGAAAAGGCTCACCGGCAAGGCCGTTCTCGCTCAATATCTCGCACGGGCTTATCTTGTAGTGCTTGACGCGAGGGATGTAGGTGTCGCGGGTCTTTACGATGGACAATTCCTCCTTTTCATCGAAAGTGGGGGAAAGGGAGGGGGAGGATGGAGTGGGAAGGGGTGAAGGGGGACGGGAGGAGTCGACGGCGGCGGGGGAGGGAATGGAACCTTGGTCCGGTGAGGCTATGACCCCCATGATGGATGCATTGGGGTTTCCTCCTCCCATACCGGGGATGTTCCCACCGGAAAGGCCAGGTGATCCTCCTTCAAGCGACGGCCTTCCTCCCGTCATTTCGGGGCCGGGGGCACCCATGGCCTCCGTGGGGAGGGCAGGGGGAGTGGCCATTCCCGTTTCCGTTACCATAGCCTTTCTCATCACCCCTTCTGCCTTCTTCATGTCACGGGCGTCCTTCACTTCCCTTTCGGCGTCCTCCTTCTTCAGCACCCTTCCATCAGACAGGAGGGCCATTTCCACCTTCTCGTCCGTGACTACGTAGTAACTTGCCACCATGACGGAGTCCCCGTCGTACCACATCTCCTTCCCCATCCCCTTCTCGTTCTTGAAGGACTTGGTAGGGACCTCGGCGTCGGGGTAGAGGGCCTTGAAGTCCTCCACCAGCATCTTCTGAAGCTTGAAGGCGTAACGGGCATCGGCGTGGGACTCGTCGGATCCGGGACCAAAGTAGATGGAATGGGGATTGGCCACCCTCTCCATGTATATCTCCTGCAGAAAAGGGTTCTCGGGGGTATAACGGGTCTTGATCTCCCACGCACCGTAGGCACCACGGCACAGCATCTCCATGGCGTAGTCGTATATCCTTTCGGCGTTGGAATTGTACTCTATCCCGCTTATGATACCCTGACGAAGCGTGGCGATTTCAGGGTCCGCCTCACTGTCGACGGGACGGACCTTGCATTTCACCTTGTTGTGACGCTGGTCGCCTATGACGATGCGGAGGTTCTCGGTAAGAAGGTCGAAGTCCAGACATGGCCTGCCGTCAGTGGCCCTGTCCTGTTGGATTTTGCCGGACCACCGGTCGATCCCCCATGAGAACTTGAGGTCCTCGATGGAGGACTGGCGGTTGTCGCTCTCCATGTCAACGGCACGCTTAAGCCTCTTCATGGCCGTGTCAAGGAAGTCCTTTGTGTCGCTTGCGGTCTTGTCTTCCTTCTTCTTCATTCTGATTAGACGTTCGTTCTCCGCCTTGGCGAATGACTTTATTTTATTCTTTTTGTCTTCTTTCATATCCCTTCTCCCCATCCCATTTACTCTTACATTATACCTACGGCACCTCGCCTCGCCATCATGCTTGTTACGCTTTCACGCGGGGACTCAGTGACGCGTCTCTTGTATCCAACGGAAAAGGTACGGAAGGCGTCGGCTGGGTGGGAAGTCCAGTCCTTGACCGGGTGGTTTCCCAGTTTCTTTTTCTCCTCGTCGTAGTCAGCCCTGTATCCTTCCAACCCGCTTATCCCCTGCCAGCACTTCTCGTCGTCGAACCAGCACTGGGGGATGAGATTACGGGCGGCCTCAATCCCTGACATGACGGCTGTGGTATCGCGTGCCCTCTTGACCACAAGGATGGGACGTATTCCAAGTCCCTCCGCCACTTCCTTTCGAGACTTTGCAATCTCGTCATTTGTCATCTCACGGACGCTGGCATCGTGGGGCATGAAATGATCCCCGTATACGTAGGGCTTGTCCTTGAGAACTTTGGCGTAATGAGCCAACCCCATCCCGGAGTTTTCATAGTAGTCGATGAAACGGAACTGGGTACCTGTGACTTGGAGGAACCATATGGACATGGAATCATCAACACCAAGGTCCCAGAAGGTATAAACCTCAAGGGAGGGAACCCAAGGCACCTTTGTTATGCGCCCCTGTTTACGGGCTTCCCCCATCTGTTTGGCGTAGTAGGCACCCGGCACTATCCCTTGAAAGGAGCACATGTACTCCTGCTCGAACAGCATAAGGCCTTCGGTTTCTCCCCACTCGCCTATGAACTGTTCACGGATGCGGTCAAGTTGCTTCTCGGTAAATACGTACGTCTGATCGGCGCGAAGGATCTGGGCGAACCACCCCTCGGCCTTGTGGGCAACGGCATAGTCATAGACGCGCTTGAGGTGGTTGTTCCCCCTTGGTGTACCTATGAATATTGCCCATCCACCGTTCTCCTCAAGGATGGGAGATAGATAAGCCCACGCACGGGGATTGGCGAGGCTGTATTCGTTGAAGACTATGCCGATGGGGGGAGAACCGACGATGGCATTGAAGTTGTCCGACCCGACAAGTTGGACGGTTGACCCTTCTCCCTTTTCCTTTCCCACCAGTCTTATGAACATGTCGTTCTGCCTTGTGTCCTCCCGGACGGCGTAGGGGAAGGCTTCGGTCAATATGTTGCGGCCCGTGTGGGGGTTGATGGCATCCCAGACGGTCTTCCGGGCCTGAGCGTACTCGGGGAGCATGAACCAGTATGTACCTGTGTTCTTGAATGCGGCCTTTGACATGAAGCGGAGGGCGATGGCGTCCTTTCCGAAACGCCTGTGGGCCACCTCGACCGCCTTCATGCCCTTCTGGCCCCGCATCAGGCCGCCGTCCAGATAACTCCACAGTTCCCACTGGTCGGCTCGGGGCTTCCAATTGTGGGGCATATTTATCGTCTTGCTGTCGGGTATTATCAATTCCGTTTGTCCCTTGTTATGTTCCCGGTACCGCTGGCAGGTCCTCCGCCAACTCCCCTACGCGCACGTCCGCCATCACATCTTCCTTGCTGTACGATATCAGGTTGATCTGGACGTTCCCGGCATCCACCTTCTTCACTTCATTTTCCACGTACCCACGGGACTTGGCCCTACACTTCAACAGGAATATGGTAGAACCCAGTTTGTCCCTGCCAGACCCCTTTACCATGTTCATGAGGGAATCCTCTCCAATGTCAAGGTCCGTCTCCCTCAGGTTCTCCACCAGTTCCTTTACTTCCTTGTCCCCCTCCACCATCTTCTTGATGTGATGGAACGTGGTCCCAAGCTCCAGTGCCGCATAGGTGATGTACCCGTCGTTCCGCACCAGCGCCTCCACCAGTTCCTCCTTGCATATGGTAGACGGGTCCCTCTTTCCTATTACACGGACGTTGCCGTTTACCTTTCCCACCTCCACCGGTATCTTGAGGGTCCTTCCCCCCACCTCCACCGGCACCACCGCCTTTTCCCTCTTCGTTACCTTGTCCTTCTTGGGCTTGGGCGGACCCACATTGGTCTTGTGTTTCGTCACCCCTGCCCTCTCCCTATTGTTCTTCAACGCCCGAATCCTATTGGTCGGGAGCTTTTCCTCATCGTCGGTCAGGAACACAGGGAGGGGCGGGGCTACGGACGGTATCTCGTGCGGCCCCCGGTCGTACACGTCTCCGGAGGACCCATTTCCCTTTTCTCTTTTCCCTTTTGCCATATCACCTTTTCCTTTTCCCCTTCATTCTATCATACCTCGCGTGCGTGCGTCAATATATAGGCGCATTCCTTGGACATCGTCATGTGTCGTATATGGGCATGTTTCATTTCCCTTTTTCCGTCCGTCATTTCCCTTTTTCCGTCTCGGGGCGGTAATTTATATCCTTTATTTCGTCTTCGGAGAGAAAAAAAGGGACTCCTTATTGCGCGGAGGACCCAAGCGACCGTTGGTCCCTGTACCCCTAGGTTGGTTTCCCCACTCCCGTTTGGTTTGGTGGTGTGGGTGTGGTCCCTCCCTCTGCTTCACCCAGGGAAAGGACAAAAGGGAGTCTTGGTCGGCCCGACCGTGCTACGTTCAAAGTCCAAAGTAGCACAAGACCAGTAGCACGTCCCCTCCACGCGTGCCACCGTGTCGTGTTACTCTCCCTTTCGCGCGTGCCACGTACGTGTGTGCGCTTCCCTTTCCCCTCTCTCGCGTACGCGTGGGCACGGGTGTCGCGCACGGGCGTCGTACGCGGGCCTGCGGGCACGTGCGCTTTTTTTTAAAACCCAAAAACAAAAACCAAAAAGGGAAAAGGGAAAAGGAAAAAGGAAAAACAAAAACCAAAAAGGGAAAAGGAAAAAGGGAAAAAGGGAAAAAGGGAAACGGGCCTCTGGTTTTGTAAACCCAGTGAAAGGACAAAGAAGGCCGTTTTAAAGAGGGGTGGGTTGGTTTCCCTGTTTGCCTACGGGCCTGTAAGTAACACGGCAAAAGACAAAAGTAACACGGGAGAGGGACAGGGAAGTGGCACGGGGAGGGGCCGGTGTGCTACGGAACAGTGACACGGAAAAAGGCAAGTGTGCTACGGGGCGGCCAGAGGGACGGTGGCACGGGCAGACGGGGCCGTGCTACGAGCTACAAAGAGTGTAGGAGGAGCTACAAGACGTGTAGCCCGTGAGAGACGGCCACGGACGCGGCACGAGAGAGGGAAGAGGCAAGAACGGGCGCAAGACGGCGTCGGACGCGGGACGACGAAGCTACAAAGAGTGTAGCTCAAGACGGGGAGAGGACAAGGCACGGTCGGTCGGGGACGAGACCGGGAGAGGGGACCGTGAAGCCGCGTCCCGCACGGGCGTGCGTCTTGACTGTGCCCGACAGGCAGACCACGGGGAGACGGGAGACGGCCTTGTGGCACGGAGCTTGCACTCTTAGAGACAGACGGGCGCGGCACACGCGCCACACCAACAAAGGAGGAACAGACCGTGAAGGCAGACAAGAGAGGACCGACTACGCTGACAGAGGAAGAGGACAGGGCACTGGACCGCAGGAGAGCTAGGGGCTGGGTAGTGACGCGGGTGTGGTGGACCGGTAGCTGGACCACGGTCAGCCTTAGCCACCCGGACGGAAGGACACAGAGACTCCTCTGGGGCTACCACGGCTGGAAGAGAGCCAGCTAGGCGAAGAGTAGGCCGAAACCGGGGTAGGGCACAGTAGGACTGCCCCGGTCCACCGGTGGGACCGGTGCCGACGAGGCCAAGGCCGAGAGCGGAACAAGACAAGGAGGTGCGCGATGGCTGGTAAGAAGACTAAGAAGGCCGGTATTGCCAAACTGGTACCGTTGCCCAAGTCCAAAGGTCAGCAGGCCAGCGACAAGGCCAAGGCCGACCGCGAGGCACGCAAGGCGGAGAGGGACAGGCAGGCACAGGAGAGGAAGACGGCGAAGGCGCAGGCCAAGGCCGAGAGGAGAGAGGCGCAGGCGGAACGCGAACGCGTGTGGGCAGAGAGGAGAGCGGCCAAGGCGACGGCCAAGGAGCAGGCGAGAGCCGAGAGAGAGCGGCTGGTCGAGGAGCACAAGGCGCAGAGAGAGGAGACTCACCCCTGCTTCTGTGGGTGCGGGACTCTGGTGGCAGGTAAGACGCTCTTCGCGATGGGGCACGACGGCAGGATGCACGGCTGGTTCGTTCGGGCGACGCGGGACAGGAAGCCAGAGCCGATGCCGCCTGAGGCCAGCGACGGGGCCATCGCAGGGCTGGAGGTGTGGAGCAAGGACAGGACACTCACGATGCGGGAGGTCGCCAGCCTTGTGATGGAGCAGGCCAAGGCGGTCGCGAGCTAGGGATAAGGCCGAAACAGGACGGGCAGGGGACCACACACGGTCCCTCCGTCTTGTCTGTCCGTAAGGCGGACACCGAAGAGGCCAAAGGACAAAGGAGGATAGAGATGACGAGACAGCAGAAGTTAAGGGATGCCAAGAAGGAGCAGTTGCGTGAATGGATGCGGTCCAACGGGTACAAAGAGGACCGGTATGGCAACTGGGTACGTGAAACGTCGGGAGGCATACACTACCGCTTCAAGTTCCAACCCCTAAGCCTACGCAAAGAGGTAAAGGACACGTACGACAACAATCCAGCGTGGATAGGGCTTTGGACCGCCTATTACAGGGACGTGATGATTGAGACTAGGGGAAGGATGATAGTAGCGAGGAGGATAGCTTAGCCCCGCTTGGCATCGCACGTTTGCTTCGTGGCACGCGTCTTGCACTCTTAGGAGCATGGATGCGGTGTGTGCGACAGAGAGGAGGGGGGATGGTCCCCGAGACGGAGAGACAAGGAGGAAACAACGATGGCCAAGGTTAAGGTAACGGTGGAGTCGGTATGCGTGGTCACGAGGACTATTGAGGTAGACGAGGAGACGGTAGCCAAGTCCCAATGGCTTAATCGGGGAGACAACGGCGACCCGTACGAGGAGGTGGCCAACGCCAGAGCAGAGGTGATAGCCGAGTACCAAAGGTCGTTGTCAGTTACCCCTCTGAAGGTGGAGGACTTCGAATGGAGCAGTTCTGAGTTCCGGGTGCAGGATAACGAACAACTCATGTTCGAAATGGAATAAGGAGGGAACAACGATGAATAAACAGAACCAAATGCTTAGCCACGGCAATGGGTGGGTCCATTTATGGGACAGAGGGGAGTTCATAGAGAGGGATAAAGACGGATACTGGGACATCTACCAAATCACAACGGCCTAAAGGAGGACAAGAATGGGTAAGACAGACAAGGAGAAACAGGGAAACAAGACGGTGCCAATCTGCGCATGCGGTGCCGTCATCAGGGAGCAGGGAGCAACGCGGTGCCTCGTATGCAAGGGACTGGCGATGGTGGCCAAGCACAAGGCGAAGGCCAAAGCCAGCCAGCCTGAGTTCCCCATGGAGGTGCAGGAGCATGCGGATAAGCTGTACGAGATTACGATGGAATGGCTCGAGGAACACGTAGACGCGGACATGATACACGACGTCATAAGGAAGCTCATGGGCAAGCTGGTGCAGGAGTTGCCGACGAGGGCGGTGGAAGTCAAGCCGGTGGCCACTGTGAGCGGACAGACAAACGGGGATGTGACGAAGTACACAGTTAAGTAGGCCGAAACCAGGGATAACCCCGGTCCGGTGGTAGGGCCACCGCTGATGGGGCCAAACAAAAAAGGAGGAAAGACATGGAAACTAAGCTGGTGATCACGATACGCAGTTCGGACGAGGGGATGACAAGGCAGGAGATAAGAAGGAGCGTAGAAGACCTGCTGGCTGATTCCACGGCTGAGAATGAGGACATGGAGTTGGTAAGTGTAGTGGAACTAAGCAAGGAATACTACGCAAGGTAAGGGAGGAAAGACATGGAAACGATAGGGATCATAGGAATAGGGATAATGGTAGTAATAGCCATCAGGAAGATGGCAAGGGAAAGAAGGAGACGGAGGTGAAACATGGCCAAGAAGCCGTACAAACACACGGAGAGGGACGAGAAGGTAAGGTGCGTGGTCTGCAACAGGCCGCTCAAGAAGAACGTGGTGGAAAGGAAGGTGAAGACGCCGAAGAAGTGCTACAAACACCACACGGAAGAGGAAAGGGCAAGGAGGAACAACACAAAGCAAAGGAGAGGGGATGAAGACCAAGATAACGATCGAGGTGACGGTCAGGGGGATGACGGCTGACGAGTTGAAGCCGTTCACCGAGAGAGAGACGAGAGGGTTGATAGACAGCATGGAGATGAACGGGCTAAACGTCGAGAGGACAAGAGTAAAGGTGGAGGAGGAGTGACATGGTGACAAAAGAACAGGCAATGTCGACCAGACACGGGGACGTGTTCCACTTTACCGGGCTGAACGGGGAGTGCCCGTGCCGTATGACGGTAGGGCCAAGGGGCGGAAAAACGGAGAAGATAACAAGAGTGAGGGTGACGGGAAGGTGCGTAACGTGGAAGACGAGGCCAGGTGAGTTCAGGTTGCCAGTAAAGTGGGGCCTGAGAGGGTACGCCTACATAGAGGCGCACAACGCGTACGCTTTCCACCGGGAAGAAGACTGCCCGCTGGGAAGGATGGAGAGCGAAGAGCCAAAGGAGGGATGACACGTGGAACTGGACCTTACCGAGTACATGGAGAAAAGCGTGGAGGAACTGACCGTCGACATAGTACTGACGGTAATGGAAATGACAAAGGGGGAGGAGTGATGGACCTTGAGCACAGGATACGAAAACTGTCGGAGGAATCGGAAAGGATGAGAAGCGAGATGCTACACGTAAGAAAGGCACTGATAGAGGTACAGCACGCCTTGAACCGGCTGTCCTACAAGGCGGACGAGGAAACCAGAACGGCCCTGAGAATGGTGGTGGCCAACATGGGAGCAGCCATGACCCAAATAAGGAGCGTATAAGTCGCTTATAGGGCCAGATTTGGTCGAGGTGAAATCAGTAGGTATTGCCGGGAAAGAAAGAACGTGGTATAATGTAAGAAGGAGGAAGGATGAACGCGGAGGTAGTCAGTACCGGTAGCGCAATAAAAGGACTGGACAGGGACGTAGTGGAATCGATGGCCATAGCGGGACCCAGGAAGGGGTATCGAGGTGGCCGTCTGGAGTCCATCAGTGTGTCAACCGGAATCATACTGAAGATAGACGGTAAGATTGAAGAGGAGGTGGTGGTAAAGGGAAGGGAAACAAGCATGGGGCAAGGGAGGATGGGTCACATAAGAGTGGAAGCGTGGCCTACGACGGCGGGGATGGAAACACCCGAGTACAAGTCCCTAGTGCGCAAGTTCAGATGTACCGTAATGCGCGATATCACGGACACGTGGAGAGGAAGGATGGACACACCCGATGAGGTAAGTCTCGTTGATGACATCATATGGGTGATGAAGCGGGGAGGTATGACGGCGGCAAGACTGAAGGAAGAGATAGAGAAATTCGTGGACGAGTTCCACAAAGTAAAATGGGGGAGGACGATGAGACTTAACCCCAACCAAAAAGGAGGAAGTGAAATGGCCACAAAGAAAGAGGATACGAAAAAGGCGACGGGGACAGTGTCAATGAAACCCGTCAAGACGGCTGAGACGAAGACGGCCAAGGCGTCGGCACCCGGTGCCAATGACACCAAGACCGCTCTCCACGCGCTCAACAAACAGCTTGGGGCGGTCGGGGCAAGCAAGGAGCCAAACGACAGGAAGGCGGCCAACAAGCTGAGGGCGGAGATAAGGTCCATCGTGGCGTCCAGCAACGGCACCTTCAGCGTCGACGAGTTCGGGTACGCCGTTCAGGTCAAGAAGACGGTGGACAGGCCGACGAAGGTTCCCGCGAAGAAGGAGAAGGTGATGAGGAAGTGCCCCTGCTGTGGTGGGGAGACTAAATCGTACTTCGTCATGGGGCACGACGGAAGGGTGAAGGGCATGTTCAAACGCATCCTCGACGGCAAGGCCAAGGCCGAGGAACTCGCCAATGACACCCTGAAGGAGATGTTCAAGGTTTACAAGAAGGATCCGTCCCAGCGCATCGTGGACGTTGCCAAGAAGGTGATGGGGTAAGACCCGGCACCCGGAAGAATCAAAGAAGCGGGGCGGCAGGCAGAAGAAAGCACTGATCGAGGCATCGTCCTCACCGCTTCTTCGCCTGACCGCCCTTTTTCCTTATCAGACAGAAGGGGTATAAGCCATGGACAAGAAGGGACAGGGACAGTACGAGTGCCACAAGGGCGACCACTTGTGCGAGGCAGGCGACGAGGAAATGAGTGACAACGGGTGCCGCTACTGGATAGACTGTCTGGACGTGGGAAACTGCAGTCTCCGCAACTTCAAGGAGAGGACACTGGCGGAGATAGGGGTGATGTTGGGAATAAGCAAGGAGAGGGCAAGGCAACTGGAAGAGAGAGGGCTGGGAAAGCTGAAAGTGATGATAACGGCAATGAGAGAAAGAAAAGAAACGGACCTGTGAAATGAAAACAGGAAAGACATGTGTGACGAAAAAAGGCCGGACAGGGGGAGGTGAGGCATGAGCAGACTAACACTATCGTCCCACGCAACCGCCGTAATAGTGGCGATCATGGTGGCATTCGTGTTGGGGGTGCTGGTGGGGCAAAAAGATGTGAGGGACGGCGTGAGGGACGACATGAGGAAGTGCAGGGTAGAAAACTACTGCCACAGCAAAGGAGCGAACTTCAGCATAGATGCGTTCGGAAAGGTAAAAGTGCACGAGGACGGGAGGAAGAAATGAAGATGACAAAAGAGGAGTACGAAGAGGCAAGAAGGCCGTTCGTGGTAATGTGGATGGACAGCGCAGGCATAGCAGACATGGAGTATGAAGATTACACAAAGTTGGGACTGATAGACGGATGCCCCGCCTGCTATGTGGCCGAAAGGCTGGTCAAGGAGGACGTCCCTGAGATGTGGATAAGTGACGACGTGTGCTCTCTGTGCCCTGTTGACTTCTCCTATTTAAAGAAGGTGTGCATAAACGCGGGGGTGCAGTACAACCCGAAAGAGGACGGAGTGTGCGGACACAGGTTTAGCCGGTTGCAACAGTACAATAGGGCTGTGTTCACAGAGAGAAGGAAAATAGCGTCCGACATAGCGAACGACACGAAGTGGAAAACGTATGAGGAAATGGAAAAGACGGTGGACGAGTTAAGTAAGGGGTAAGGTGTTCCTATCGTAAATCCGGGAACGACTGCCGTTACTTAGGCAGGTTTGCCCCTATTGTCTCGTAGGCACATCCTGTGGTATAATAGGGGATGGGGGTGCGGGGATGTCAGATTAAGGAGGATAATGGGACATGTCGAGTAAGAAGGCAAAGGAGAGAGGATACAACGCCAGTAAGTTGAGCAGGGAAACGGGGATGAGCGTGTGTCACATGAGCAGGGTCATGAGGGGACTGCGAAACCCAACAGTGGCCACACTGCGCAAGATGGCGGAGTCCATGGGAATAACGGTGGACTATCTGGACAAAAAACTGCAGGGAATAAGGGCGACGCGGGAGGCCGGATGGGACAAGGGGGATGAAAAATGAAGAAATACCCGGTCCTAACCAACGACGGACACGACATCCGTATGTCCAGTGACAACACAAGGTACGTGATAGACGGAGCGGAATATGTGAGGGTGAGCGAGGTGCTGACCACACAGCCAAAGGCCGGTCTAGACGCGTGGAAGAAGAGGTTGGGGGAGGAGAACTCCATTGTCATCGCAAACGCCCTTGCGGACATGGGAGAGAAGATACACACAATAACGGCACTGGACGATCTGGAGAAAGAGGACAAGGTATACGCCATGGTGGAGAAGGACGAATGGCTGTTGCCTTTCCTCTACATGTGGAGAGAGTGGAGAGACAGGTTCGTGGCCGCATGGCTGGCCATCGAGTACGTCGTATGGAGTACCAAATACGGCGTGGCCGGAAGGACGGACAGGATAGGGGTAATAAAGGGGGACAATCAGCCCAGTTCAATCGACATAAAGTCAGGGGGGTTCTGGCCGGAACACGAACTGCAACTGGCCATTTACAAGATCATGCACAACGAAACACAAAAGTTCAAAGTGGAGAGGACGGCACTGGTGGGGTTCAACTATCCCAAGCGGGACGGTAAGTTCACGTCAGTCGAGGACTACGTGAAGGAGAAGATGAATCCAACCAGTCTCAAATTCAGGGAGTGCACGAGCAAGGAAACGGAAACGGAAGCAAGGAAGATAATGAAGGAATATAGAAAGATGTTCGGAAGACGAAAGGAGAAGGGACATGGGAACGGCAAAATTCACGGCAACAAGGGAAGAAGTGACGAAGATAGCCCGTGTGGTGGTAAGGGCCTACCTCATGGGACTGGTGTCCAACAAGGAGGAGAACAGAATGGACAACGTAATAAACTCCCTTATGGACATGGAAGCGGTCCACTGCAACGGCTGTCCCATAGACTTTGACCGGATGGCAGATGCACCCGACCTTGACTTCGCCCACGATTTCTCCTCCATACGGGCCAATCTGGACCGGGAAACGGGTAAACTAAGGAACAACTTCGTGCCGAGGTTCGCCAAGTCAAACACGGAGAAGGAAAATGAAAAAGACAATAATTGATTTGGCCTTTTTCTTCGTCCTTGTCACGTTCCTCTTTGCTTCCTGCTCCCTTTGCCGTGACATCGCCATACGAGACGCGAAAGTGGCGGTGGAGCAGGGAAAGGAAGCAAGGATAATAGTATATGAGGTGGGAGTGGACGGCCTCATCGCGGGGATGGGAATGTGGAGGTTCCACGCGCAGGCGCAAGTAAAAAACGGTAAAGGGGAGTGGGAATGGACAAGCGGAAGACAGGACTACAGCCACAAACCCGGTGGTCGGTGGGATGTATGGGACCCGTCCGTATTCGAGAGCGTAGTGAAAGGAAGGAAGCCATGACGGTACTGGGATCGATCATGTACATAGTGGGGACGGTGCTTTTCTTCGCGGGTGTGGCGTCCCTCCTGTGGGGTGCCGTGCTGTTCTGCATCGCCGCCGTGTGCGCGGGAGTTATGCTCCGTTGGACCGGAGACGCCATGGCCGACATCTGGCGGCATCGGGACGCCTGAGATTCAAGGAGACGAAAAGAGAAAAAGGGAGGGAAGACATCATGAAAGTGAAGTGTAACAAGGCGACGGGGAAGTGCATAAAGGTATGTGATCACGCGGTGGAGCACGAAAGGGATGACCACTGCACGTCAGAGTTGTGCCCGACGACGGGTAAGTGGTGCGTGTGCATCCCTGTAGCCCCGGCAGGCAGGTATCCGAGAGAGTCCACCATGGCAGACGAAGAGACGCCCGTGATGGAACAGTACAAAAAGGAGGGGACAGGAACATGAACGGAAGAAGGGCGAAAGAGATAAGAAGGAAGGTGTACGGGGAGAACAGCCTGAAGGAGGAAAGGGACTACAGGGTAGTGGACATGAGCAGATGGGTAAACCCCTGGCATAAACGTCACTTAGAAAGGCCCATAGGACACCTCGTGGTGGTCGTGGTGGGAAGAAGGGGGATGTACCGCATGATGAAATACCCCAAGAGAGTGGGAATACTGAGGCTGTCGGCGCTGAGCAACAAACCGGTACGATAAAAAGGAGAAAGGAGGGAATGAAACATGGACTACGGTAAGATCAAAGCGGTATTGGCCGACAAGAAGGCCAAAGGAATAAAATGGGTGGAGAAGGCACTGCCCATTCTGGTCGAGATAAGCAAGACGATAAAGGAACTGGAAGTGGCACGGAAGAAGGCCGAAGAGCCTATCAAGAACAATCTGGCCCTCATCACGGGAGAGTACAAACCGGACCTCAAACTGCTCGAGGACTTCGATGCCAAGATGCGGGAAAGGGTGATGGCGGAGTACGAGGGGACGGACCCCATAGCCGTTCCGGGAGTGGGGGAGTTCGTCTTCCCTCAACTGTGGACATTTTCGGTCGAGGACCTGTCCAAGGTCCCCAAGGAGTTTCTCACGGTCGATTCGGCCAAGGTCAACGCCGAGATCAAGGCGGGAATACGTAGGATAAAGGGACTGAGGATATTCCAGAAGAGGGGGATGCAGGTTCGCACGGTTGTAACGGAGACGGCAGAGACGACGGAAAGGGTATAGGGCGACATGACCAAGCCCGTACGAACCGCCCGTCTTGTCCCCATCGAGCACGACACCCCTCTTGAGCAGGCGGAGAGAATAAGGAGGGCAGACGACCCACACGAATATAGGCGCTCCATACTCAGTGAAGACGAATTCATGAACATAGCCATGCCGGAAAGAGTCCATGTGGTAAAGGGACTGATAGTGGAAAAGACAATAACAATTGTGAACGGGTTTAGGGGAGGAGGGAAAAGCTGGTTCGTGGACGTACTGAGCAACGAGATCAGTTGGGGAGGGCAGATAGGGCCATGGAAGGTGGAGAAGCCATTGAACTGCCTGAAGATAGACGGGGAGATGCCACTGTCACTATTACAAGAGCGCATGAGGAAGATGAATGCCGGAAGGGACGTGGAGGAGAAGCCAGCCAAGTGGTATATATACCCGGAGTCGTACGCATACAGGATAGGGTTGAACAGGGCCAACCTGCTCGAGGCTGTATGGAGAAGCAGGATTCAGGACGAGATAGAGAGGCTGGATATAGGACTGCTGGTCTTGGACAACCTGAGTAGCCTGTGCCCCGGTATAGATGAAAACGACAAGACACCGTTCGACGCCGTGAACAGATGGCTATTGGAACTGCGTTTCAACGGGGTCACGATCATTATGACTCACCACACGGGCAAGAGCGGGGAGCAGAGAGGGACATCGGCCCACGAGGACCACGTGGACACCGCCCTTGTTCTGGAGAAGCCTCCCGGCTACATCTACGACGACGGGTGTAAGTTCGTCTGCACTCCCACAAAAGACAGGGATTTCATCATGCACGGGGAGAGTGTGACACTGCAACTGACCGATGACCCCGATACGGGAAGAAGTGAGTTCGCTACCGTGATAACAAAAGGAGGAAGAGGACAGGCAGTGTTGCTTGGACCCACATTGACGAGGTCAGATGCCAGAGATCTTGGAATCAGCGACAGGACGCTGTACAGGATACGGAAACAGGCGGAGGAAGAGGGAGTAGACCCCCATGTGATCATCAACAGACGCCTAAATCAGGGCGTTGATACCGGGGAGAAACAATGAGTGATTGTAAATCAGAACAAATGATCGGACCCCAATTGGGTATGCCTCTCAGGCAACTGCCTATAGGGGGTGCCTATGTATAGGCATGGTGTGCCAAAGAGGCACATTGAAAGAAATATTACACAGGGGGTGCCTATGGGGGTGCCTATATCGATAAATTCTGGGGATGCATCCATAGGCAGGGATATAGGCACCATAGGCATGTGCCAATATGCGAGGCCACATGCCGCGCCATAGGCAGGGTCGCGGAATGGGGCACCCCCCTTTTAGGGGGGGTACCCCCGCGAGCGTGACACGCGCACGCGAGCGCTCACTAGGTACGGCACAACGAGACGACAACATGAAAAGGAAAGGAGGATGCATGAACGAGTCGGAGGATGACATATGATCGAGGTAACACTGGAGGTAGCATTGGTATTGGCGGTCATATGGGCTGTCGGACGCATCACAAGACGGCGATAAGCGCACAGGTGCTCATCCCATTGTCGCGGGGATGCCGGGTGTGGTATGATGTAGGAGTAGACATCGCAACAAGACCCGATAGATAGGAGATGCGGCAATGAGATCAGCAGAGGGGGTGAAGGGAAACAACGTAGTAGGACAGGGGGGATGCTCCCGTCCGACCAATCCAAAAGGAGGTAATGCAACATGGCAAAAGAAAGTGGAGTAGGACTGGGTCCCAGCGGATATGTTGAAGGGGGAGGACTCCTCGACAACGTTGACGTAGTGTGGGATAAGGTCCGGTTCGAGATGTTCAACTACGGAGGAAGGTCCGCGAGTGCCGTTCCCGCCCTGAAGGTCGACATGAAGCTGGAGGACGGAAGCACGGTGGAGCAGTACTTCAGCGCGGGGAGCGCGGCTGACTGGGCACCGTCCAGCGACGGCACCAAGCTCGTCAGCATCGGAAACGCCAGAGGCATCAACAAGGGGTGTAACATGGCGATACTGATCGGGAGCCTCATTGAGGCTGGTTTTCCCGAGGACAAGATCAGCGACGACTGCACCGTGTTCGAAGGACTGCAGGCACACGTAGTGCGGGTGAAGGCCCCCGAGCGCAAGGGGATAGTGAGACAGCCTCGTGCGGATGGAAGGGAGTACGAGCAGACCAACCTAGTCGTGGACAAAATCCACAAACTCCCGTGGGACAAAGGAAGCGGGAAGAAGGCGAGCGGAACGGGAAGTGCCCCTGAAGCCGGTGACGATGACTTCGAAGAGAAGATGTTCGGCATCGTGATGGAAATCCTGAGCGAGGCCGATGGTCCGGTCGACAAGAAGAAACTGTCCAGCCTCGTGTTCGCCAAGATGAAGGGTGACAAGGACAGGAACAAAGGAAGCCAGATCGCCTTCAAGGACGACTTCCTCAGCAGTGGCCCCTGGAACTTCGACGGGGAAAAGGTAAAACTCTAGGAGGAGAAAGACAGAAGAAGTCAACCGTAGTGAGAGGGTGACCGACCCCACCCGGCCCAAAGGCTCTCAACCCCTTCGGAGTTGCCGGAATGGGTCGGCTCCCTCCTTAATTCACCTACCACGGGGAGGAGAGAAAACCCCCAAAACCCCTGAACGCGTTTCCTAACCCCTTTGGAAACGTTTTGTCTCTCCTCCCCTCTTTTTGTGATCGACAAGGGGAGTATGAAGCGACAGAAGGAGAGGGAACATGGCAGAGAAAGTGGTAAGTATACCGGGGTTCACACAGGCCAAGAACCTACCGAAATTGAGAAAGCGTCTTGTGGTGGCCGCGAGTGCTGGGGAGAAGGAAGGGAAGACGACACTGGCCCTGTCCGCCCCCGGTCCTATCGCCTTCTTCAATCTTGACATAGGGTTGGAGGGGGTATTGGACCAGTGGGTGGACAAAAAGCAAATTGTGGTGGCGGAGTTCGACTACAAGGACGCTACCAATGTAGCCGAGTGGATCACCGTGTGGGAAACGATGAAGAGGGCATGGATGGCGGCGTTGAAGAACCCGGACGTGAGAACACTTGTCATGGACACGGAGACGGAGATGTGGGAACTGATAAGGCTGGCCCGTTTCGGCAAGTTGACACAGGTAATGCCACATAACTACGGGCCTGTCAACACGGAGTACAACGACCTCATCCGAAAGATCTACGACACGGACAAGAACCTTATACTGCTCCGCAAGCTCAAGGACGAATACATCAACGACAAGAAGACGGGGAACATGGAGATAGCCGGGTTCAAGAACGTCCCGTATCTGGTACAGGTCGACGTCGTGCTGTGGAAGAAGAGAGAAAACAGGCACCCGAGCCTTATGGGGATAAGAGGGGGAGGGGGGACATTCGGCATGACGGTGAGGGAGTGCAGACAGAACCGGGAAGTGGAGGGGTTGGACTTGGAAGAGCCTAACAGCGACTTCGCCACGCTGGCGATGGAAGTGTTTCCGGAAACGAAAGAAAAGGACTGGGAGTGAAAATGCCAATGAGAAAGGGACAAAAGAGAGTAGGGAAGAGGCAGGCGGCAAGGCCAGTTCCCAAATGGTTCAGGGACGTGGTGAGAAAGATGGCCATATACGTGTCCGAGGGGAGGGAATACTGCATAAGGGCCGATGTGCTGGTGGATGGAAAGTTAATCAGCATAGTGGGGAACTACAAGCCCAGTTACACGTCCGAGAGTAAACAGGTGGACAGGGGGATAGAGGTCGTGGCCAACAAGGCCGTAAGGGCCTTGTGGGAAAAGGCATGCCTGCAGTGCGGTGTAATATTTCCCGGTTCCATCCTCACCCCCATCCTTGGCCCCCCCATCAACGATGCCAAGGTGTGGACATAATGAGATACAGCGTCAACACATCACAAAGGGGGAGAACATGAACCATCTATTCAGCTATAACAATTCCTATGGAGAAAGAATGTATATAGTCGTGGTGGGAGCAAAATCCATACGTCAAGCTAGGGCGGCCATTTCATTTCCCGTAACTTTTCGGGGTAAGACAGATATATCGTGTTCAAACAATGCCTATGACGCAGACATTTTCAGGGCACCATCTGTTTATATCGGAACTTATGCCTTTCTTGAATCGGATGGGAGAGGGGGGCGGGGATAGTAGCCATGATATGTCCCGACTTCAACGGAGATATAAAGAAGATATATCCGGAGAGGGTGGGAGAGGTGGTCCGACCCCCCCTCTCTGACATCCAGATCGACACGGAGACCCCCGAGATGGGGGGAAAGGGTATAAAGGAGAAGACAGTGGAAAGATACACGTACGCGGGAAGCATGAGTAACATGGATGAATACACAAAGGCCCTTTCGAGGATAGAGAGTGCCGCCTTTCCGAGGAAGATATCACTGCCGGGTGGAAGGGCCATATTCCCCAGAGCCATGGTGACCCATAACCTTCTGGAGGTGGCGAGGGAGGACAAGGAATTGTCCCACGACCAACTGTACGACCTGATAGCGACGTGCAGGGGAAAGGGGATGTTCAACATAACGGACTGACAAGGGAGGTAACATCTTGATATGGATAGACGGGAGAGAAGGAAGCGTGGAAATGAGCCACCTTATAGAGGAAAGTGTGGTTGTAACACTGGACTATGGGGATGCGGCATTCTTGGGCAAGGGACCAGATGGGGAAGTGGAGGTGGGAGTAGAAAGGAAGAAGATTGGGGACCTATTGAACTCCATTGCTACGGGGCGTTTGGGAGGCCATCAGCTTCCCGGACTTCTTTCCTCATACCACAAGGTCTATCTTATAGTTGAGGGGGAGTGGAGGGCCAACCCCATTACCGGCATAGTCGAGGCCCCGAGGCGAAAGGGAATGTGGGTGGATATATCGAAGGGGCGCAAATTTCGTGGGGATGAAGTGTGGGCGTTCCTCACGACGATGGAGAACACGGGTGTAATCGTGCGCACGACCCGCAACATGACCGAGACGTGTCGCATGATAGAAAATCTGGAAAGGTGGTGGAACAAGGAGTGGGATAAACATAGGTCACATCTGGCTATGCACAAACGACCCATGGGTATGGCCGCCGTCCTTACCACGTCACCCCCGTCCTTGTTACGTCGCATTGCCGCCGAGCTTCCCCATATAGGCGTCGACCGTTCCCGTCTGGTTGAGCGACACTTCCGCTCCGTCGTCCACATGATCAACGCGGAGGAGGAAGAATGGATGGAAGTGGAAGGAGTGGGAAAAGTAACAGCCAGAGAGGTGGTGGAGGCGGTAAGGAAGGGGGAAGAGGAGAATGAAAGACTCTAACGTGACAAGGTTGAGGTCGACCGACGTGGACGAGGTGATGGCCATAGCCAACGATGCGTACGAAAGAGGAGACCTTGTAGCTGTGCTTTTCATAGCGGTAAATAATAACGGCCATGTGTGGACGGATTGGACTGTGATGGACCATGCGGCCACGATGGTGGGAGTACTGAAGATGGCAGGGCACGAGATGATGCACAACGCGGAGATAGGAGAAGAAAAGGGAAAGGAGAAAGAAACATGAGTCCATCCTACAACCCCCACGGAAAGTACATACTAATAAGAATGCCCGGACACCCCAGAGCCGACAACAGAAAATACGTCCCCATTCACGTGTTGATAGTGGAATCTGCTATAGGGCACTATCTGGCTAGGCCACACGTAGTTCACCACGTAGATGGAAAAGCTGACAACAACAAAAACGGAAACTTGGTGGTGTGCGAGAATGAGTCATACCATCAGTTGATACACGCCAGAACCAGAGCACTTAAAGAATCAGGGGATCCCAGAAAAAGAAAGTGCGTGTTCTGCGGGGAATACGATCACCCCGAGAACATGTTCCACAGTGAGTCGTCGAGACACTACATGCACAGGGAGTGCAGAAGAGAGTATGAAAGGAGGAACAGGAAATGAAACGAGGTAAATTGAACATCGTGATGGGTGGTCAAGCCGGATCCGAAAGCAAAGGGAAGTTATCTGCCTACTTAGCCAGCAAATTTCACATCACTCACTTTGCAGGATGTCTGTCACCAAACGCTGGACACGTGGTGATAAGGAACAACGTGAAGTACGTCACCCACCACATACCGGTCGGGGTGGCGGGGTGTCTTGACCCGAGGCAGGCTCACATCTTCATCGGCCCCGCCAGTGTCATCAACCCCGACATCCTGCTGTCCGAAATAAGCATGTTGAGGGACAATGGAATAGACCCGTATCTGATCTTCGTCGACGGACGCGCTACTGTCATCCAGCCCCACCACATCAGAGACGAACTGGATTCCCTCACCGTCATAGGGAGCACGGCGCAGGGAGTGGGAGAGGCAAGGGTGGACAAGATAATGCGGAGGGGGATACGGATGAATGACACTCCCTTTGCCCGTAATACTGGCCTTGTGGTAGAGGGTGTGGGAAACCTTCTGATCAAGGCCATGGACAGGGGGGCGACCGTCCTTTACGAGATGGGACAGGGATTCGACCTGTGCATCGACCACGGAGTTGACCCCATTTACTGTACCTCCCGCAACTGCACCCCCCAGCAGGCACTGGCCGACATGGGAATACCGAACCGTTATCTGGGTGACATCTATGCCGTGGTAAGGACATACCCGATTCGCGTCAACAACAGGGACGGGTCCAGCGGGCCTTACCCCTCCCCTGAGATAAGCTGGGAGGAGATAAGGGACAGGTGTGGGGCAGACCGTGACATAACGGAAATGACAACTACCACTCACCTAAAACGTCGTGTGTTCGAGTTCAGCATGGAACGCATCAAACAGATGGTAAGGACGTGTGACCCTAGCTTCCTTTGTGTCCAGTTCGCCAACTATTTGGACTGGGGCATATATGGTTCCTCCTCCGTTCACGACCTGTCCACATACCCCCTTGTCGACAAGTTCATACAGGAGTTGGAGGTAGCCACAAGTACGATGGTAGGGTATATCGGCACTGGTCCTAACCACATTCACATGATCGACACGTGTACAGACGAACTGGAATAGGACAATGACGGAAGAAATGGAAAGAGAAGTCGACAACATGGTGATGCAACTTGGGACCACCATGGACTCCATGATTATCCCCGTGTTTGTCGACTTTGGGAAGAAGGAGATACCACATGAGCGAAGAGAACAAGACGCAGTGGAGGAACATGCCGTTTCGTGTGCTGGACCAAGTGGCCCAAGCGGTGACGAACGGGGACAAGAAGTATGCCCCGATGGATTGGGTGAAGAAAGACCCGGCCTTATTCAAAGATGCCTTGATGCGGCATATAAGCGCTTGGTTCCAGGGAGAAAGGAACGACCCTGAAGACGACATCCATCATCTGGCCCATGCGATAGTAAACTGCATGTACCTGATGGAAAAGGAAGAGATGAAGAAGGAGGAGGCAGTATGCGCATAGTAGAATCCATTTACGTTTGCGCCCCTCTGGCCGGTGCCGTCATGGCCAACCACAAGAGGGTGGAAATGGCCGTGAATAAGCTGGCAGAGGAGTGGAAGAGAACACACGGGGACGACATACGCCCCCTCTTCATCGTTCCCCATTTCACTATGCGTCACATCACGTACGACCTGATCGACGGAGAGTTGGACAGGGAGTGGGGAATGGCATGCTGTCTGGAGCTTGTTCGCATGTGCGATACCCTGATAGTGGTGGGGAGTGACATAACGATGGGGATGAGCAAGGAGATCGACTACGCCCTGACGCTGAACAAGAAGGTGGAGAGGAGGGATGACCTGTGAGCAATGACAAGGTCACACTGTCCTTCGGCATCTACATGGGGACTTCCATCTACCACGTCCCCTCCGACTACCTCTGCTGGGTGTGCGCCGCGTTCAAGGGAGGAATAAAGCCCAAGTGCGTGGGTGACAAACCCTTTTCCCCGCCCGAGGTTGACTTTGTCAAGGCCAAGAAGGAACTGGACAGGAGAGGGTACAACACGAAGGGGATATGGCCCAAGAAGGATGAGGGGAGCAGGAATCAGAACATAGACATAGAAAGAAAAAAGGAGAAGGAATATGAGTAGCAACAGGAAAGAATTAAAGCAACCGGACAAGTGTATCAGCCCGTCAGTAGGAGTAGCGGGAAGCAGGAATGACCCCCGTCTTCCTCCTCCCGGCGCGAAGGAGATGGAGCTGGTAAACGACATGAGCCGCATAATAGCCGAGTTCAACCGCCTCTGCACCGAGATGACGGGATTCAACGGCCTTGTGGCTGAGAGGGCATACGGACTGGCTCGCCGCAACGTCTACAACCTGATGGCAACTTCCGGGGCCATGCTGGCCATGCTCGAGCAACTTATACGCTTTGAGAGAAGCGATAAGGGACTACCTCCCATATCCCTCATGCCGTGGGAGAAGACACCTGTAATAGACGGGAGAAGGCCGGGGGACATGGTGGTGTACAAGACCACAGCGGCATGGCCTGTGAGACTCATCAGGAAAATGTTTGGGGGGAGGACATGAGGGATCTTCAGTTGACGGACAGAAGACTGTTCGTCATGATGATGGACGAGGGGAGCAAGCAGGTTGATAAATGGGGAGTGCAGGACCGGGACGCATATGCATGGGTGGCATATGCGACGGAGGAGATGGGGGAACTGGCTCACGCGGTAAACGAGTGCGTGGAGAGGGGCGGATTGGCCAGTGAGGTGGTGAACGAGGCCGTACAGACGGCTACACTGGCTCTCAAAATCGCCGAAATGTTCCTCAATCTGGATAAGTCCACCACCATCAACGACGTCATGAGAGCCAAGATGGAGGGAAGACCCCTTCCCTTCGTGCCCAAGGAGGAGATAACACGTGAGAACGGAAGCTGAAACGAGAGCGATAAGGGACGAAACCATATCGAACGCCATAAGGGACGGATACCTGCAGGCCGGGGAGGAAGTATCATTCGGTTGCGACGGGTGTCCCGATGCCGTCATCTGTGAGTTTGTGTATGACCTATACAACCTCAACGGGGACTGCTTGGCCAACAAATAGAGGGGACTCACATGGTTAAAGTAATACGATATCAGTCTCTTGGAGAATGCTTTGAGGCTCTGACGGGAGAGAAAATAGATCCCTCAAAAACAAAGAGGGAGTACTGGGTGGGGCACAACGGAAGAAAGACATTCCGTATAAGAATGGACAAATGGCTGAACACGGAAAGAAAGTGCTGGGGGTGGGTTGAGTACAGGAGAAGGACCATTCATATATGGATAGGCGACGGATGTAGCAAGGATGAACTGGCGGTGGTGATATCCCACGAACTGGGGCATCTGCAGAAGCCAAGATATCTGTTGAAGCAGGACGAAGAAAAGAAGGCATCCACATACGCCGACGTAACGAGGTTGGCCCTATCCATGTCCAGTGAAATGCTTGAAAAGGAAAATAAAGATGGCTAGTGATTGGGTAAGCGGATACGGGAACGTATTGTCTCCCATAGCGGTCGTGGGAGAGGCCCCTGCCATTGAGGAGATGAGACAGGGGATCCCGTTCGTGGGGCGCACCGGGGCTGAGGTGGATAATTACCTTATACGAGTCCTCCACGTACACCGGGAGTCCATCTACGCCACCAACATATTCAAGTACGAACTCAACGAGAAGAAGGAATACACGGACGAGGAATGGGACATGATGTGCAGTATATTGGAGGAGGAATTGGCCTCCATCAGTGCCCGTATAATTGTGTCATTGGGGGTCGTGTCCACAAAGTTCTTTATTCCCCGGATGCCCGACATGGAGTCGGTTAACTCTGTTCCCCATAGATGGGTGAACCCGTTCAACGGCGAGGACTACACCGTTATCCCTTCTTTCCACCCCGCCGCCGCATTCCACGGCTCGTCCATCATGCAGTTCGTCATAGAAGCATTTGAAATGGCAGGAGAGGTGCTTAAAGGGAAGGGGCCGGATCCGCACGACCCGTCCATCATAAGTGATCTCAACTTTGACATCGTTCCCTTTTCGTCTATCCTGTCTGCCAACCCCAAGGTCGGGACGGTAATAGGCATCGATACGGAGGCGTACAAGTCCGGTTCCCCCTACATGGTACAGGGGAGCGTGGACGGAAAGGTGTCATCCTACCTGTACTGTGACACGGTGCCGGGAAACCGAGACCTACATATGCTTTCCGACTTCGTGGACCATCCCAATGTACTTACCGTCTTCCACAATGCTCCATACGATCTCCCCATAGTCAATGACCTTGGAATATTTCCTCGCCGCTTCACCGATACGATGCAGATGGCGTTCCTCCTTCAGACCCTTCCCATGGGATTGAAGGCGCTGGCATACCGCCTTCTAAAGGTACGCATGCGCGAGTACGAGGAGGTAGTGGGAGAACTACCGGACCTGTCCCACGTAAAAGAGGAAGAACGACTCCAGTACGCATGTGGCGACCCGATAGCCACTGTACTGGTCTTCCACATCCTTAAGTCCCTTGCGTACGATGGGATGGAAGACGTCTTGGAACGTGACGTTGACATCATTCCCATGGTATGTGCCATGATGAGGCGAGGCATAAAGGCCAACCGGGAATACTTCGAGAAGATGAGGGGGGAACTGGAAGTAAGAAACATGGAACTAGTGGAGAGCATGATAGAGAAGTTCCCCATAGTGCAGAACGTGGCCAAGACCAAGACCACAAAGAAATTGGGGACGGTGAGGATAGAGGACTTCAATCCGGGAAGCGACAAGCAGGTGGCGCAACTGTTATACGGAATATTCAATCTGGGCAGGGGGTTGCGTATAAAGAAGAGCAAATGGGGCGGAAGCGTGAACAAGCAGACCATGGTGAAACTGCAGGATCGCCATCCCATCATTCCCATGATACAGGACTATAGGGAGACGTCCACATTGATTGATGACTTCCTGTGCACCCTGCCCGACCGCATAAAGGAGAATGGGCGCATCCACACCAAGATAAGCCTGATACGTGTGAAGCACAGTGGCCGTCTGGCCTCGTCCAATCCCAACCTCATGGCCCAGCCCGTACGTAGCGCTGATGGGAGGCGGATTCGTGACGGATTTGAGGCCACTCCCGGCTTCGTCATCGTGTCGATTGACTACAACCAGATAGAAATGAGACTGATGGCAGATCTCAGTCAGGACAAGATAATGTGTGAGGCATACAGATCCGGTAAGGACATCCACACGGAGACGGCTATGAGATCATTCGGCATAGCGAAGCCCGAGGATGTGGACGAGATGAAGCATCGTTACCCGGCAAAAAGGGTGGGGTTTGGCGTCATCAACGACATAAGTGCCGCTGGCCTGTCCCGTGAACTCATGGCCGGTGGGGCCGGGGACTGGCCTGAGTCACGTTGCCAAGAGCTTCTTGACTCTTGGTTCTTCATATATAAGGGGGTAAGGGCCTACATGGAGGCGGCCAAGACCTACGCCCGTAGGCATCACAAGACAGTGGATATGTGGGGCAGGATGGAGTACATACCACAGGTAATAAGCGTGTATGACAATATAAGGGCTGAGGGACTGAGAGTGGCAATCAACCAGCGAATCCAGAGCGGGGCGCAGGGGATAATCAAGGAAGCAATGCGTCAGATATGGAAAATGGAAGGTAAAGTGTGGGTGAGCGAAGACGTGGCGTACCCATTGATCCAGATTCACGACGACATCGTGAGTGAGGTAAGGATAGAACACATGGATACCGTCATTCCCATCATGCAATCCATCATGGAGAACGCGGTGAAACTGTCCATACCGGTGAAGGCGGAACCAAAGGTAGGAGTAACATGGGGGAGGCTAAAAAAATGGAAAAAAGGAGAAAGAACGTGGGAAAAGGAGTGAGCATGGACAGGGATAAGGTGAGAGAAGAGATAGCAATCATTATTCATGGGGGATTCAGGTCTGATGTTAAGGCAGGAGCTATGGCAGATGATGTCCTCTCCCTCCTCGCCCCCGTGTTCGAGAAGGCGGAGAAGTACGAAAAGGCCGCCAAGGGGCTGAAAGCCGTGGAAGACCTCATGAACAACAGCGAAGGGGTGATGGGTTTGCATCTGAACGGAGATATAGCCCCGTGGTCAGAACTCCGAACGGAAGGTCGATTTGAAGAATGGCTAGTTGCTTTTGATGAAGCTATATCCGAGGTGCCCGATGGAAATTGACGAAAAGGAACTGGCAGAACTCAGGAGAACGGAGGTGAAGCCGCCCATATGGTACAAGGAACCGGAGATCCGAGATTGGCTTCTGAGAAAGGGCTTTTACAGGATGGGCCTAGATGCGCAGGTAACTTTCATCACCACGCATCTGCAGCTTGCCTTTGAGAAAGGGTTTGTCCTTGACCGAGGTGATCTGGTGAAGAAGGCGGAGCTTTGGCGGAAGGTGGAGGAGATTAACAATACCTGTGATGGATGTCTCTTTCATATAAACTATTCCTGCTATTATGACGGGGGCTGCCCCTTTGCTGTTGTGTTGTATGCCCTCACTGACAAGGAGACCCCATGACCATCGACGAACTGCTGTGCAAGTTTCAAGGGCTTCATTGGCATGAGGGGGTAACGTACCCTGACGGGACACAGAGTCGCTACAAATGCTCGTGCATGGAGCATCAGAGCATAGACCCCCTGTCAAGTCTCAACCCCGACTTCTCCGACGACCGGGTAGCCATGGAACTGCTGAGGTGGATGTACGAGAAAAAGGGCCATATGTTAATGGACTTTGTAGTCTGGTCAGAGTTCCAATTTAACTATATCTTTTCTTTTACCTTTGTCGAAGCCGACTCCAAACCCTACATGCGTTGGGTCGTTCTCCTCGCAGAATGGTTGAGGCTGGAGAGGACGAGGGAGAAATGGGGATGGGAGGAGTGTCCGAACTGCGAACAGGGTTATGCAATACGAAAAGTGGGGGATCGTATGGAGGGAACAACCGACAGATGCCAATATTGCAACGGCACCGGCAAGATTCGCTCTGCGTGGGCAAGGGAGGAAGGATGAAAAAAGCAACACATATAGTCGAACTGCGAGTTGACAATTACCACGATAGAGAATCTGTGGTTATGGGACTCATCAATGCTGGTTACGGGGTAAAGGTAAAACCTATACCACCGAAATACTACTCTCTGAAGGATGCAGAAGGTTACAACATTCTGGTCTATGCTCATGGGGATTGTCCTCTCCCCGACGATGAAGGAGAGAAGTCATGACAGAATATCATCCAGAAGATTGGCCTTGTGGACCATGCGAGGAAAACGAGGACGGTCACCTTGTCCATCCGCCCCACATCGAAGGTAGCAAATTTCATGTACTACATTGGGACAGTATGGGAAGGCATTGTTCAGAGCCGAACTGTGAAGTGAACTTTGAGAAGGAGGCCCACTCATGCAAGGAGACCCTATGACCATCGACGAGCGGAAGACCGGGAACACGATATGTCGTGTGAATTTGTGGGGCGATTCCATTTTTTGGTGCATTCCGAGAAATTGAGGGAGGGGTGACCCCCTCCCCCCTTCTTTTTATCCGTCCGTCTTTCCCCGCGCCAGCCACCCTGTTATTCCTGCCACCACCGCTATGCTGATCTCCTTGGCCCCTTCCACTTTGGCCAGTATGGCCACGATGGTTATGGCCGCCAGCAACACCAGTGCTACCGTGTTATTATCAGGTGCGTTCCACTCCGTTCTCCCCAACATTTGTTCTCACCTCCTCATGGTGCCGTCTGTATCTCGTAATCCGAGCTTCCCGGTTCACACGCTCCATCCCCGTACCTTTTTACTCCCCACAGGACGTATTTTGCCCTCACCCACCCCATCCCGTCTTCCCTGCATATGTCATACAGTGTCTGGTCGGCGGCGTCCTTGCAATTTAACGGTATCAGCTTCTCCCGCATCATCTGGTAGAGGGCGTCGTGCACAAGGGACCCCCGCATGAAGTCCTTCGTATCGAACGTGGGTCCGCTTGGCCCGTCCCATGCGTATCCGGCACTTATTATGAGGACCCCGCTCCTTTTCAGGTGGAAGAAATCGGATTTTACGTCGTATCCCTTTACCGGCGTCATCACAACATAGTCATCCACCAGTTGGTATTTGTAGTCCCTTTTCCTGTATCTTATGGATTCTTCCATGTCATTTCACCGCCTTCAGGATCAGGGCAAATAGCCCACTCCCGTAGTTGTCGACGAAGTACTTTCCGGCCACCACCTCCAGCCTTACCGTCAGTCCCACTATCTTTCCCTCGTCCTCCATGGTCTTGTCCGGCTTGGCCACAAGTGCATCGAGGTCCGTCACAATGGACGTGTAGACGGGCGGCAGTACGGTCTTGTAGTCCTCGTGCACCAGCCCCTTTATCTGTCCGCTTATGAAGGGCCACGCCTCGATTATCTGTTTGGCCGTTGGCACTCCCTTCATCATCGTGTCGTGGTAGGACTCCCCTATATTACTGCCGACAGCGGTGGAAAGACTTGACACCGCGCACCCGGAGAACATGACCAGAGCCACCATCATCACTACCGCTCTCACTTTCATTTTCCTACCTCCTTTAGCTCCTTGGCGTACCTCATCACCCTGTCCATGTAAAACCCTCTGTCATTTGGGTCACAGTAATGGGGTAATGCCTTTTCTGTTCCTCCGTGCCTCTCTGTCAACAGATGGAGAAACGCTATGCCGCACAGGACGTCGATCACGTCGTCGTCTTTCCTCTCCATAGCCTGCAATAGGTCCTTCATGGCTATCGAAGTAAGTTGGAATACCCCCTTGGCCCCTGTCGGGCTTCTCTGGGCGTCCCCCAGCGCACTTTCCGTCATGGCCACACCCGCCGCTACGTCAGGGTCCACATTGGCCAACTTCGCCACCACCCGTATGAAGCTTAGTATTGTCACTTGCCTATCACTTAATTCCACTTTCCTTCCTCCTTTCCTCATACTCCTTTATCCAGTACTTTAGCATCTCCCCGTACCGTCTTATCAGCATCATTACCAACTTTATTCTGTCCTTCAGTCCCGCCCTGTCCCATCTAACTACGAGGTCATCCTCTTCCATGTCCCCCTCCCGACGTCAATTAGAACCTCTCCACCTGCCACACCTTCTGGGTTATGGTGTCACCTGCCCCAGCCGCGTCTCCCGTTATGCTGACCGTGGTGTCACCCGCCGACGTATCAAATGCCCCCGTTTCGTACCCCTGGGTAATGGTGGCTCCGTTGT